CCTGAAATGGAGGAGCCCGTAAATGAGCCAGAACCAGAACCAGAATCTCAACCCGAAGTTGAAGCTGAGCCAGAATCCGTGGATGAGTCTACTGAAGAAGATTCTACAGAAGCTGAAGCTAATGCGGAAGAAGAGTCTGAGCCGGAAGAAAGCGTTTCAGAGGCTGAGGAGAATGAGAGTGAATCAAGCGATATGGAAGAAGCGGAAGATAAGAGTGAAAACGATGAGGATGTAAAAAAACCTGAATCAAAGAAAGAAAAAGCCGCAAAGAAAATAGTTAAGAAGATGGGTGATAAGGGTAGATATGATTCAACAAATCAGTTAAAAACATTAATCGTGATGCAAGTGTTAGGTGACACTAAAACATTTTTTGAATCACAAAAACAACTAGAGGATAGATTAGATTTTTTTACGGATTATATGATACCAGATGCAGAACTACAAAATAACAACACAGCACAGTGGTTTTTGTTTGGTGGCAGTAATGTTAAGATGGATGAAATGATTATGCAACAATGGCAGACGGGTTCGGAATAGCAATGGCAGAGGTTGAGTTTGCGGGTTTGAAGTTCAAAGGCGGGAAGATCTTTGTAATTATAACAGCACTAACGACACTTGGTGGTGGATTGTGGGGTGGTTTTGAATTTTACAAAGATTACTTAACAATGAAAGAACAGATACAGGAATATGTAGCACCTGATCTATCTGGATTTGATAAAGAAATAGCTCTTACAAAAGAAGAGATGAAAAGCAAAACTGATCTTATTCAAACAGAAGTAGAAATGATTATGCAAGAAATGGAAATGATCATGTCGGAAATTCGCTTAGTGAGTGATGTTGCCAATGAACTGAAAAACGACCTTAGACAAGATGTCAGACGAGTAGAGAAAATAGTAAATGATGTAGAGCAATTAGTTAAAGAAGATTCGAGAGAAACCAACCAGGAGTTAAGACAAACCACGAAGGACATTCAGGAAGACATGGCACGATTGACGGATAAGTTGGAGCAAGCCATGACTGAACTAGAAGAAAAGATAGATAAGCAAATAAAGCTGGCATTAGAGAATCCTTTATCACAGATGTAGTAATGGCTAAACCACCATCTAACGAATACTTTACACCTGTCAAAAAAAGAACTAGTATAGGGCGTTCTTCACGCACAAGGCCAAAGAACAAAAACAAAAGACGTCAATACGTTAAATATAGAGGTCAAGGATGAGAAAAGGTTTATACGCTAACATTCATGCTAAAAGAAAACGTGGTGGCAAAATGAGAAAAAAGGGCGCAAAAGGTGCTCCTACTGCAGCTAATTTTAAAAGAGCTGCACAGACTGCGAGGAAAAGATAATGACTAAATTATGTCCAAGAGGTAAAGCCGCAGCAAAAAGAAAATTTAAAGTATACCCATCAGCATATGCAAATGCTTATGCATCTAAAATATGCGCAGGTAAAATTAAAGATCCAAGCGGTGTTAAAAGAAAAGATTTTAAAGGACCAAAGCCTAACGCTGATGGTAACAGAACTTCACAACAACGTAAGCTAGTATCTAACGCAAGAAAAGTGATGGCTAAAGAAGGTGTTAATACAATAATTGCTGCTGGATGTGGTGCTGTAAAGGATAAGAGTAGAAAACAAACTAAATTAACCTAATGGCTAAATCAGGTTTAAAAAAATGGTTTGCTCAAAAGTGGGTTGACATCGGATCAAAGAAAAAAGGTGGTGGCTTCGAAAAGTGTGGTAGATCTAAACAAAAGAAGGATGCAAAGAGAAAGTATCCCAAATGTGTGCCATTAGCAAAAGCAAATAGAATGTCAGAAAGTCAAAGAAGATCTGCAGTTAAACGTAAAAGAAGTAAAGCTCAAGGAGTTGGAGGTAAACCTACTAACGTGAAAACATTTGCAATGAATGGTATGGACACAAGAAGAGCTGGTGCAGCAGTAAAAGGATTTGGGTTTAGAGGTGTCTTCTAAACGGCGGGATCCTAGAGTTGGCACGGGGAAGAAACCGAAAGGCAGTGGAAGACGTCTCTATACTGACGAAAATCCACGTGATACTGTGGGGATTAAGTTTGCTACTCCTACTGATGCCAGAAAGACTGTGGCAAAAGTTAAAAAAGTTAAAAAACCGTTTGCAAGAAAAATTCAAATCTTAACTGTAGGTGAACAACGTGCCAAGGTAATGGGCAAATCTAAAGTTGCAGCCATATTTAAAAAAGGAAAAGATGCCATTAGAAAAGCAAATAAAAGATGATATTCGTAAATGGTCTAGATTAAATCTAGAAGTTCCTAATCAACATTTAAATGGTATGCCTGCATGCCCATTTGCTAAAAAAACTTGGGCAGACAAAAAAGTTTTAATTAAAATTAAACAAAAAAACAAATGGTACAAGACAGAACTTAATAAAGAACTAGAAAAATTAAATTTTAATAAACATGAAATATTAATTTTTTGTGATCCATATTTTAGTTACACTATAGATAATTTTCAAGATGTTATAGATTCTTATAATTTTTGGTATAATCGTAAAGATATATATTTTATGGGTTTTCACCCTAGAGGCACGCCAACTTTAGAGGAGCATGCTTTTCTAGTAGACCCTGGGCCTGATGAGTCTTACGATGGAGAGCTTGAGTATTCTATGATGCTTATACAAAAGTTCTCGCAATTACAGGAAGCTTCTGATAAATTACACAAGGCTGGCTATTACGATGGGTGGCCAAAAGAATACTACAATGAGGTGGTTAAATCGCGATATAAAACTTATAATAAAGTAAGGAGATCTCTATGAAGAAAAAATCTGTAATGGCTCGTGGCGGTATGAAAACTAAAATGCGTGGCGGTATGAAAACTAAAATGCGTGGAGGTATGGAAACCAAAATGATGGGCGGAATGGGTACTAAAATGAAACCTACAATGAAGGGTGGAAATAGTACAAAGAGAAAAACTAAGAAAAAATCTGTCAAGAAAAAAGGTAGAAGATAATGCCAACATATGCATCTACAGCTAGCTTTGATCTATCAATCGACGAGATAGCAGAAGAAGCATATGAACGATGTGGTTTGCAAGTTCGTAGCGGATACGATTTGCAAACTGCAAGGCGTTCTCTTAATCTTATGTTGGCTGAATGGGCTAACAGAGGATTAAATCTTTGGACTATTCAATTACAAGAAAAAACAATTACTGCTGGTACAACAAATTTAACTGGACTAGATTTATTTGGATCTGGTCAAGAAGCTGGACAACAGATAATTGATATTACAGATCTTGCTATAAGTGATGCAAACAATAATGATTTTTCTGCTGTATCAATTAGTAGATCTACTTATTTAAATATAGCTGTCAAAACAACCAGCGGAAGACCAAGTCAATACTATTTCGAACGTACGATAAACCCAAGACTATATCTATATCCTGCAGCTGATACAACGTACACTCTAAAGTATTACGCTCTTCTTCGTATGAAGGATGCGGGCGATTACACCAATAATGCTGAGATTCCGTTTCGTTTTCTTCCATGTATGACTGCTGGATTAGCTTATTACATAGCTATGAAAAAAGCGCCAGACCGAATTCAAATATTAAAGCAAGTTTATGAAGATGAATTTCAAAGAGCAGCAAACACAGATGGTGAAAGAACTAGTGTATTCCTAACACCTAAAGCATATCTTCCGAGTGTGTAATGGCTAAATACGCATCAGGAAAATTTGCACAAAGGATATCTGATAGATCAGGTATGGCTTTTCCATACAATGAAATGGTAAAAGAATGGAATGGATCAACTGTTCATATTTCAGAGTATGAAGAAAAACATCCTCAATTAGAACCATTGCCTATTATTCAAGATCCAGAGTCTTTAGAAAATGCTCGTGGGCAAATCGCTGATTCTAGAGTATTTGTCGGTCAGATAGGTGTTAATACTAATTTATTTTCTAGCGTTGGCATGCAGCCAAAAACTGAAGCAAAAGAGACAAGGTTGTCAACTAGTATTGGAAATGTTACAGTGAGCACGTCATGAGTGATTACACAGATTTATTAAGTAATGTGAGAGAATACACAGAGACAACATCTGATGTATTAACAGATGCAATTATTAATCAATTCATCGTATCAGTAGAAGACAAGCTAAGAAGAACTGTCGATATAAATTATTATAGAAGATATGATACAGCAACACTAACTATAAATAATCCATTTTTACCGCTTCCTGCTGATTGGGAGGCAACAAGGTATGTTCAGTTAATAGATGGATCTGATAACAGAACATTCTTGATACAAAAAGACATTTCGTTTATTAACGAATATGCGCCAAATAGAACATCAACAGGAGCAGGTACTCCAAAGTATTACGCTGTTTATGATGATGACACACATATGTTGGCACCAACCCCGAACGCTGCATTAACTGTAGAGCTCGCATACACGTACAAGCCACCTGTCTTATCCAGTACGACAACTTCAAATTGGGTTAGTCAGAATGCTCCAAACGTGCTTTTGTATGGTTGTGTTTTAGAGGCACTTGGATACTTGAAAGGTCCAGCCGATATGATACAATATTACGATAAAATGTATAATCAGTCTGTACAGGGCTTAGCCACATATGAGATGGGGCGTGACCGTAGAGACGAATATCGAGATGGCGTTATTCGTATCCCTCTCGAGTCAAGGAACCCATAGGAGATAATTATGGCAATTACACAAGCTGTCTGTAACAGTTTCAAAGTGGAGATCCTGAAAGGCCTACACAATTTTACGGCAACGACGGGGAATACTTTTAAACTTGCGCTATACGACAACGAAGCAACATTAAGTAAATCAACAACTGCTTTCACACAATCTGATGAAGTAGCAAACTCAGGAACTTATTCTGAAGGCGGCGGAACTTTAACTTCCGTAACTCCAACTTTATCAGGTGATTCTGCTGTATGCGATTTTAATGATATATCATTTACAAGTGCAACTATTTCTGCACAAGCTGCTGTTATTTATAACAGCTCAACTGTATCTGGTTTAACAACAAACGCATCAGTGTGTGTTCTAGATTTCGGTGCTGTTAAAACTTCAACAGCTGGCACGTTTACAATTACGTTCCCTGCTGCTGAATCAACTGCTGCAATCATAAGAATAGCATAGGAGATAATTTATGGCCTCTCTTCAAGGATGGGGCCGACAAACCTGGAATTCGGGTGCTTGGGATACCTTTGCACCCGTAGACGCAACAGGTAATGGCCTCTCATCTTCTGTTGGTACTGTTTCCCTAGTTACCACGAACGTATTTGGGGTCACAGGAAACCAAATTACATCTAGTATTGGTGATGCATCACAGGAAACTCTGTATGCAGCAACCGGCAATGCCCTCACATCAACTGCAGGGACAATGCCTAATCCTACTATTGTAGACAATCAATTACTAACAGGATGGAATAGAGGTGTAGGAACCACTGTGCCACTTGGATGGAGCACATCCTCTTGGGGTAATGGTGATTTCATATTAAGCACGGCAAACGGATTATCTGGTGTTGGTTTAACATCTTCGTTAGGTGAAGAAACTTCAACAGGTAACGCTGATGTAACCGCAACTGCTGCAGGTTTAACCTCTACAACTGGCACTGCAGTGGCAACTGGTATTGCTGAAGTTACTGCAACTGGGAATGCTTTAACTTCAAGTTTAGGAACCGAAACAGTTACTGCTGATTCTAATGTTACACTTACAGGTATAGCATTAACCTCTGCTCTTGGTGAGGAGGATGCTTCTGGTGTATTCCAATCTGGTTGGGGTCGTGGTGCAAATCAAGTTACAGGTCAAATCATTGGTTGGAGTGATAATCTATGGAATGTTCTAGAAACTGAATACGCACTCTCAGGTGTATCTGCAACTTCTTCTCCAGGTGATTTAGGTTTCCAAGGTGATGTAGCACCAACAATTACCGGTGTTGAATTAACTTCTGCAGCTACAACTCCAGGCACATCTGTTTTTGTAACAGGTGTATCTGCAACATCAAGTATAGGAACATTCTCTATTTCTGGTGATAACAACACAACAATAGTTGTAACTGAACAAGGTCTAGTATCTAGCGCTGGAACATTACCAATTACAATTGATGTAGCTCCTCAAACTTTAACACCTTCATTAGGATCTTTAACATTAACTGGAGATGCTAATGTAACTCTAACAGGTAATGGCGCAACAGTCACTCTAGGAGACGAAGAGGCTACAGGATCTGCTTCTGTAGATGTAGGCAACACTGATGCACTGTTCGTAGCTGTCCGAGATGTTACAGTTACTGCGGGTGCAACTGTATCCGTTACGGCTGCAGGGCTAACATCAAGTATAGGGGATGCTACTCAAGAAACTAGCTATGAAGCTCCTAGTGTGGCTTTAACATCTAATGTGGGAACTGTATCAATTCGTATAGATGTGGCCTTTACAATCACCGGCAATTCTGTTACTAGTAATGTAGGTAATTTACAAGGAACCTTTTGGAGCCAAGTAGATGACTCAAACAGCGGAATAAGTTGGACAGAAGTTCATAAAGCTGCATAAAAAAAGTTTTGACAAACTTTAAAATTATCATTAAGTTTTAAAACAGGAGATTAAATGGCATCGACTTATTCGACAAGTTTGAAAATAGAACTACAAGCTACCGGAGAAAATTCTGGAACTTGGGGTACAATAACAAATAATAACTTCTCACAAGTTTTTGAGTTTGCTATTGCTGGTGTTTATGCAAAGACATTATCTGGCACAGGCCCTACAACTTTAACTACTGGTGATGGTCCACAATCTCAAGCGAACAATGAAGCTAGACAAAACCAAATAATTTTTTCAGGAACAATTTCTACAACTCATATCGTACAGTTTCCTGCTGTACAAAAAACATACGGTTTATATAATAATATTTCTGGTGGCGCTGACGTAACTGCAAGGTTAGGCGCTTCTGGTAACACAGTAACAATTACAAATGGTAAATACAGATTAGTCTCTACTGACGGAACTAACTGGTATGATATTTTTACACTCGCTGGTTTAGGTGAAGCATGGATAGAAAAAGCAACAGGTGATTCACCATACACAGCATCAGATGGTGATAATATATTTGTTGATACATCTGGTGGTGTTGTAACAATAACTTTACCTGCTTCTCCTTCAATTGGAAACCAAGTAAAAATAATTGACTCACACGGCACTGCAGCTACTAACAATATTACCGTTGGAAGAAATGGTGAAAAGATTCAGGGGGCAACGTCAGATTTAACAATATCAACTAATAATGCTGGTATATCGTTGGTGTATTATGACAGTGACAATGGTTGGAGATTAAAGTATAACGATTAATTATGGCTAACTTACAAGATATAACAAATAGAAGTGAAGTAGGAACAATTAAACCTTGGGGTAAAGCTACGGCTCCTGCAGGTTATCTTTTATGTGATGGTTCAGCCGTATCAAGAACTACGTACGCAGATTTATTTGCTGTCGTAGGAACTACTTACGGTGCAGGTGACACCTCAACAACTTTTAACGTTCCAGATCTTCAAGGTAAGTTTCCACAAGGTAAAAGTGGCACAACTAACTTAGCTACCACAGGTGGTGCTAATACAGTTACTGTTGCGGTTACTAACAACCAAGCTGCTGCAAATACAAACAATCAATCTGTTACTGTCACTGGTAGTATTTCAAACACATCTTTGACAACAGCTCAATTAGCTTCACATTGTCATAATGCAACTTGTTGGACTGGATCATCTGGTGGAAGCACTAAAGTTATTGATAGAAACTTTACCCAAGTTGTAAACACTGCGTCAGGTTTT